TTGTGGGGAAATAATAAATCTGCGAATTGGATTAGCAGGAACTTTGTCATCACCAATTGGATTCTGACGAACGAACCCTTGGAATAGATATGAACGCTTTTTCCAATACTTGTTTGCCATTTCTTTTAGTGATTCATCTTTATACCATGGGCGAACTTCTGCTAGAATAGGGCAAGCATCTCCCCACATTTCCATACAAGGAACTTGTACTTCTACACGTTTAGATTCTGGATTACCTTTTACGCCATTGAATGGTAGTTTGATTAGTGCGCGTTCGATCCAAAAGAAAGTATTGCTACTATTTGCGTCTGGAAGAAAGCGAACGGTTGAAGTAGTGCCTTCGTCTGCATTCCAATGTGGGAAGATTGAATTATCTGATTGGGTAGCTGTACCCTTTTGTGTTTTGTTTTCTTGTGCCGCGATACGGGCACGGATGTCTGCTAATGATGCCATGATATTATATCCTTATAAATTGAGATGGTCTCTGTTGTTTAATGTCGCTACTTCCCAATGAAGTAACTAACACAAGTAACAGTATAGCATGTACTGTTACTCATATCAAGTGTATTTATGCTAGATATGGAAAACCTCACGTTTTAAGTGAGGTTTTTGATAAGTAATTTACCCTTATCTTTTATGCTTGACCATTTGTAGAATTCTAGCCAATTCATCTTCACTTTCATTGACGCTTTCGTTAGCACCTTCAAATGTTTTCTTAAACCCTGCCACGAAGTCATTAGGATTCGGAGTGATATCACCAACTAGTTTTCCTGCAAAACCTGCAACACTGTCATCGATCTCTTCGCTCAGTACTTGGTCAATCAGTTTTTTACCACCGTATAACACAGCTAGCAATATACCAATTGGGATTGAATATTTGACTGCGGCGTTTGCTAATTCAGTAATAGTGTTTCTGTCAACCGCATTACCTACTGCTTGTGCAATTGCAATTGTGGCTTTGCCAACATCACGATATACTTCCCCAACCCCACCAATTACACTATTTGCTACGTCAGTAATAGCTTGGTATGCACCTACACCTACCCCTACTTTACCTGCATTTTGTGCTACTGATTGTGCCGCCGATTTAGCGACATCTACTGCGCCACGTCCAATACCAGTAGCCGTTTTTCCAGCAACTCCAGCTCCGGCTTTGCCTGCGCTTGATGCCATCTGACCTAATGTAGGACCAATTCGACTCAATAAAGGTATAATAGCTCTCGCTCCCGCTGCCAACAATGGTGCAAATTCGTTTAGTTGGTCTTTATCTGTTAACTTTCTACCTGCCATCTGACCAGCAGTTCCGCCGGCGGCACCACCTACAACCGCGCCGATTGCTGCCCCAACTGGACCACCTGCTAGCGCACCTAATTCAGATCCAGCAAGTGTTCCACCCACACCGCCTAAAGTACCTCCGGCAAGTTCACCTTTCCAATCTTCAATAATATTATCAGCCCATTCTGCCAACTCATCTACTTGTTTTATGTTACCCAATTTTCTTTGTAGCTTACCTAAGATTGGCATAACACTTTCAATTCTGGGATCGAGGGTTTCTTGTACGAATAGTTCGTTAAGATTAGTTTCTTGTTCTTCTCCATCTTCCATTAGTGCAGGTGTCCAACTTTCAAAGTAAGCTGAATAACCACGATGACCAGTCATCTTGCTTAAACTTTCACGCAAACTTTGATAATAATTTACAGCTTCGGTTACTAATTGCTGTGCTGACTCATTAAACTGCTTGCCTCTTGTGGCGCGCATAAAGCCAGACATTTTAGAATATTCTTCTATTAATGAAGTAATATGACAACCACGCTCATCATAAGGGGTGCCACCTTCTGCTATATGTCTAGCATGTACGCGGGCTAGTCCTGGCTTCTTAGTTGGTACTACAAAACGCTCACCTTCACTATTTTCTACAAAGATTTTAGCGATATTACGATAACGCTGCTCACCTTCTTCTATTCTGCGACTATGCTGAATAATGATTTTAGTTGTTGGTACAGCATCACTATAGCTACCTTGTTTGCCCATTGGGTAGTACCCCTCATTTACTTGTTGGTTACCTTCCGTCATACCTTGCTCTTTATTTGCTAATTTTTCTTCTTCGCGTTTTTTCTTCTTATAAGCCATATGAGCCAAGTAAGCAGCTTTTTGTTGTTCAGGGCTTCGAGAATCAGTTGGATTAAACCAGTTGGGTTTTTCTTTTTCAGAGCCTTCCGTCATACCTTGCTCTTTTAAATTAGGGTTAATATCCACAGATGATATGCTAACAGGTATTACTAAATCTTGTTTTTTTCCGCTATACTGATAGCTTAAATGAGGCATCATAAAGTTTATTAGTTTGAACCCCTTTCCATCAGCTTTTGTATTGGGATTCCAAGATTCACTTTCAAGTTCGTGCAATTGTCCATTTAGTTCATTAATTTGATCGCTTTTCCAATCAGTAACATTTATTGGAAAAACTAAATCTATGGTGTATTGGCTGAATAGTGCTCTCTTACTGCGATCATTTTCTACAATACGAGGTTCACCTAAAACCATATCATGCAGGGGTCTGCCATCAATACTAATTCTTTTCATTGCAGGTTCAACATATTTAGGCCAAAATGTATTTTCCCAAGCCTGCTTGACCATTTTTTGTGTTCTATCCCTTGTAAATTCTTTAGCAGCACTTTTGATATTATCCAAAATGCCTTCCGCCATATCTTGCTGTTTACTTTCTGAAATTCGGTCTTGTTTCTTCATATGTTCCCTTTTAGCCATATCAGACTTTAGATTATCTGTGTTTCTAAGTTCAAAGCTTAGTTGATATCTCTGTGCGAAACGCTTTAATTGATTTAATAAACCATACCAAGATAAGTCACCACTTCCAGACGTTTCTTTTTCACTATCAGCAACATCGTCGCTATAATACACTATCAGGTTACTAGAATCATCTATTGTTAGGGTGACCTTACCATAATCTTCCCCATCTTTTACAAAATTAAACTGAAATACTTCAGCTTCATCAGGGGTAGGTATTTCTTTACCCGCGGTACTAAGCATTGTGGGAGAATATCCCTTGCCCTTTAGCAGGTCAAATAGAGAATTGTTGATTGAAGAGTTATTTTTTGGCATAATTTACTTAAGTTATTAAATATTTATCTAAATTATGAATTATCCTAATATTGCGTAGAAGGGCAGCGGAGCTAAAAATTCACTGTGGTCTTTAATTTGTTCTTCTAAATTATAATGATAATCACTTAGTTGTTGAAACATTCTAACAATTAACAGGGTGGCCATAATTAAATCATCAGTATCGCCTATTTTGGCCGCATAACTACCACCACTTGCTACAAATGCTTTTAGTTCAGTTATAAGACTACGACTATTTACTTTTAGTTTTTTATTTTCTACTAGTGTTTTGAACTTGGCACAAGCTTGTATTTTAGATTTATTAGTTGTAGTGAAACCTTTACGCTTTTTACCTGGCTCACTTAAGAAAGTACCTGGTATATTGTGTTCCCCGTATTCGTTAAGTGATACTAGCGCAGCTTCGCCTATAGAATTATTCTCTATTGAATAGTAAAGATTATCGGGTTCTTCGGTACATTCTACAATATACTTGTTTATTTGTGATATTAGTTTGATTTGATTGGGAATATCAGTCTTATTGTGCTTCCACTCACCAATTTGAGTAGTAGTATTTGCTTCGTATATTTGTATGGCAGCAGGATCGCCGCCTGTACCAATGCTGGGATCAAGTCCAACACAATAGATATTGCCCTTTTCAGGTTTTTTATACCAACGAATTTGTCCTATACGGGTAACGGGTTCTATTCCCTCAAGTTGAATAAGCGTGTTTGGATTAATCAGCGTTTCGTCAGCAATAATGAACTCGCATCCTATTTCTCGATTGAAACGATCTTCTCCAAGTTGGGCTTTCATCCCCTCAGCCCATTTTTCATCTCTGCCTGGCTGTTCGCTCCAATGCGCTCGATATGCTTTAAAGCCATTTATTCCAACTGGGGTAGTATTACCAAACTCATCTTCTGTTTTGTTAGCGCCTTTCCAAATAAAAGCAAATTGATCCTCATCGGAGTTTGGAGTTGAAGTGATAATCGCTTTACCACCAGTAGATAGAGTTGGAGTTATAGCAGTCCAAAATTCTTTAGCAATACTTGGTCTAACGAACGCAAACTCGTCCAAGTATAATAGTGTAATAGACATACCACGACCTGTATTTTCAGTAGTAGTTGCTGAAATAATGCGACTGCCATTTTCAAAATCCAATGACCCTTTGTTATATGTTGTTACACCTGCTTTGATATAATTTGGACAATTCTCATATGCATATCTAATACGCTGCATAATTTCTTGAGCGCCGCGACCAACGTGTGCAGCAACTAAGATTGTAGAGTCTGGCACGAACATAGCGTACCACAACAAATACCCAGCAGCCGAAGTAGATTTACCACTTTGTCTAGGCATAAGTGAGATAGAGTAACGATAATTATGATAAGTATCGATTAATCGTTTTTGATAACCCCATGGCTGATACGACATACTACCCTTGGTAGGGTGCTGTATGTAAAAGAAGTTACTCATAAAGTAAAGATACCCAGTTACTGGATCGCAGCACTTCATAAAATCAGCTAACTGCGTTTGATTGGCGAAG